TGCTTATCCAAAGCAGGACGAACGTGTCAGCGATTTACTGTGCCGAGGTGACGTGCTTGGTGTTACACAGGGAGAATCGCCAACTATGAAAAGACTGTTTCGTGCATTGCAACCAACAGGTGTTGAGGATTGTGTATTTGCAAGTGCATTAGTACGTCCTGTTGCTATGGAAGGTCGACGTAAGGCTAGTTGGTTTCGTGACTGGAGCGAAAAGGGCATACAAAAGAATGCAATAGTGTATGAAGATGATGCTATACACAAAATAATGAAGCTGATTGGCATATCGCCATACGAAGCAGATATGTATCGTCGTGCTTTTGCAAAAAAGAATGAAGAAAAGATGATGCAGTTTATGGCACGACTAGGTGACCATCCAGACAAGCATGACATCTACGAACAGATGCAGTCGCTGAGTGGGTTTGGTTTGTGTAGGGCACATGCAGTTAACTTGGGCAGGCTTATATGGGCACTAGCATATCACAAGGTATACAACCCAAAAGAGTTTTGGCGTGCTTGTTTGATGCACTGCCAAGGTTCTTATGCACGTTGGGTATATCGTAACGAAGCAAAACGTGCTGGTTGGGATCTACGTGAACTAGGATTCGACAATTGGATCACAGAAGATCCTGTTGAAAGTTTCAAACAACATGGAGCATGGAATAGCCCTGGCTTTTTGCCAAACATGGGATTACAAAATTTATTCTTAGACAAGTTTCAGTTTGCTGGTATAGTTGCAAATAGCAGAGTGTTTAAAAGTGATAGTAAAAATTATATACACTTTATAACCTTAGGTGTTGGCGAAGGTCGCTACGTAGATTTGGTTGTTGACCGTCCTGTAAAGTATGCTCGTGATAGTGTAGTAGTTGGTGAGGGACAGATGTGGACCAAAGACAACAGTAACTATTTAAAAGTAAAACGAAAAAACGTTAAAGCAATGTCTATTGATCAGTATGCCTAACCTTTTGCCTTAATGCCAGCCAACATCTGTTTGAGTTTTGTGCTTTGTACATCAGCAACTATTTTGCCTGGTTCATCTTCTACGGTTGCATCTACAGAAGGATCCGATTGTATTGATTTTGATTTTATTTGATCATATATTGAACTTGACTGTTTCTTAAACTGTTGATACTCTTCATCATCGCCTAGGTCACGTATACGCAAACTTTCAATATCAAACTCCAAGTCTACTTTTTGTCCAACGCCTGAACTACTTCGAGTCTTCATAGCCTGTATCTGATATCTGCCACGTTCACGCATAGCACGACTGGTGAATATACCAAACACATTGTCAGCAGTATTAATTTTACTAATACCACCTGATATGTGCGAATGATCAAATTCTATTTCTTCTACTGCACTTCTGTTCAACTGTGATGCAGTTACAAACAGTATGTTAAGTTCTCTTGCCAAGTTACGCAATTCTTCTGAAACATACTTGTCTTTAACAAACAAATCATTTGGCGACACTTTTGCACTTACTGGCATAAGCAAATCCAAATAGTCAATACACATAAAGTCAATAGTTCTTCCTTGCTTAATACTAAGTTCTTTAACAAATGCTCTTATGTCATTGACATTGCTTTGTGCAGGCATGTACTTGATTTGTAACGCACCTGACTTCTTGCCCATCATTTTCACTTTCATCTCAACAGTTTCAATATCCTTGAACAACTGTTTGCTTGGTGTGTTGGTTAGCATACTGTCAATACGCATAGCAGTTAATCCTTCACTTAATTCAAGTGTTATGTACACTCCATTGAGTCCTGCTTCCATCCAGTTCACTGCCAGGTTTTGCATGAACAAACTTTTACCTGATCCAGACCCACCTGCAAATATCTGTAGTTCACCTCTGTTGAATCCGCCATACAACAGTTTGTCTAGATTTGCCCAACCAGTTGAATTCTGACCATTGTTGTCTTTAAGTGCCGCAAGTCTTGCACGTGGATCTTCAAAATAGTCTGTACCCAAATCCTTTGTCAAACTAATCTGTACTGCATCTTTGATCAGTTTCTCAACTGGTGAATACTCACCTTTCTCCAACAGGTCAGCACTTTTAAGTATTGCACGTTCTAGTTCACTGCGTCTAGTAAATGCTTCAAACTCTTGTAAAAACCAATCAGTGTGTCCACTGTTGAGATCTGGAATCTCCAACAGTTCAATGTTTGTAACTGCTTTTATCTGTGCCCTATCAGGAAGTGTCTTGTGTTCGTTTGCATGATCATAGATAAACTTTGCAGTTTCACGCAAGTCTCTGTCAAAGTTTTCTGCATTGAATATGTTTTGTACTCGCAAGAAACTTTGTGCATCATGCATCATCATTTCTAAAAACAACTTTTGTACATCATATGTGTATTCTGTCATACTGTCCTCATCAGGCGTTTACGTGCCATTTCTATTTTTATCTTACTGCGTTCTGCGTTTGCATGTATTTGTCGTAGTGTTTCTGCTACACCAAAACATATGACCGCATCGTTCACATCTTTTATATCTTCAGGCCATTCAGGTATACTGACTTCAAACTTGTGTTCTATAGCGGCATCAATTATACTTAACCCAGCACGGTCTTGATCAGGAACTACTATAATTCTACGTTGTAACTGTTTCAACAACTGTGCTTGATCTTTGCTTATGGTTTCATGCATACATGCCAAGCCAGATATACTTAGTGCATCAAAGATACCTTCAACAACTATTGCACTGGTCCATTCAGATTTTTGTAAATCATATCCAAAAACATATCCAGGTTGTTGACTGTTTATAAATTTTGGTGTGCGATTGTCTAAGTATCTACTTGTGTGTCCAACTATCCTGTTCTTGTATGTATAAGGTACAACTATTCTATCTCGCGGGCCACGTTTTTTGTCTACTAAGAATGGATAGCCAAAAACTATACCACGTTTCTTCAAGTACTCAACATAATGAAAGTGATCTCGATTGTTTTCATCTATACGTTCAACACCAGCGGGTATTTCTGTTTCTTCAAAATCTATTTGTTTTTGTTTTATGGTATTGCGTTCAGCAGTTAGATCCAATAAACTTTTACGTTTTAAACTTTCTAAGTTGAGTCTTTCAATGTCAGTTGGGTCAACACCTAACCATTCTAAAAGTTTACGTGCTTTATAACCCACACTACGTCCAGCAACAAAACTTGCAGTAAAACCACAGTTAAAGCAATGGTAACTCCAATCATCATCTTGTTGTTTGATTCCACCACGAAGACGTTTGTCCTGAGACTCTCCTTGATGCACACAACATGGTGCATTAAAACTTACCCAACCAGAACTTGTGTGTTTTCGCTTTTGCGGAATGTAACTCAGTAGATCAATCATTATGTTATAATAACATAACCTATTGCTTTGTGCAAGTGTTTTGATTAACGGTAGGAAATTTGGGTAATAGTACCGTTATTGATCTCAACTGTAGGTGTAGCTTCATAGCCTTGTCCACCATTGGTTACAGTGATTTGAGTCACTACATTTCCGCTGATTGTTGCCGTAGCAGTTGCACCTGTGCCTAGTCCTGTAATTTCAACATTTGGTGTTCCAGGACCATAGTACTCACTGCCGCCTGTTGCACTAATCTCAGTTACCGCACCGTTCTGTACAGTAGCACTGCCAGTAGCAGCTACACCATATTGATTGATTTCAAAACGCACCCAGTTGTGTCTTCCTTCAACGTTTACAAATGCTCTCTTGGTTTGATTGGTGTAGACTGTTTGACTACCTATATCATACCAATCTGGTCCTATTTGTGTATCGCTGCCTTGTGCTTTAACATTGCCTGAAAAGTTGTCAAAGTCAAACTGAAATGTTGTGAGTGTATTGTTTGCAGTATATGCCATACTGGTATATCTTCTATCTCCAGATTCAGTTTTAATTCCATAGTCATCTGGTTTGGGTATTTCCAGTAACTTGCTTTCGACAAAATTAGGATATACACTATCTACAATTTCAACTTGACCACGTCCTGAACTGTATGCATCAGTAAAAACTGCTTCATAGAGATTGCCACTGGCACGTTCCAAACTCCAGGTTGCTGTCTGTTCTTCAATAAGGTCAAGTTCTTCACTGGTAAGTGTAACCTTTGCTCTTCCAAATGTTGCACTCAATGTTTCTAAATCTTTGGCTATTAATTGTTCTTCTCCGTCTGTGGACATCATTCTATAGGTTATGGTACTACCACTGATATTCACTGGTTTTTGATCTTGATTAATAAACTCAAATAATATTACATTGTCAACGCCTCGATTTACTTTCAATTTTTTTGCATACACTGGTTGCCATCTCCTTTGAAAGTATGCACCACTCGTA